AGAAGTCCTCCATCATATTCTGCATATTGAAACGTAAATTATACTGTCCATCTTCTCCTATATAAGGAGTCTTTTTCATACCATTAATAGTCTTTTGCATAAACTGCTCTACTTCTGCAGGTGGAACATTACCTACATTTATATAGAACATTCTCTTCTCAGGTGCTCTCATTATACGATGAATTAACATCGCATCTTCCATTAATGTAACTTGCTTGAATATCTTTCTAGCTGGTTCTAAATAAGATCTACCATAAGGTAAGTAGTTTGTATCGGATATTAATCTAAAGTGAGCTATTTCATAATTATCAAACTCTACTATTTTAGACTCATCTCTTCTCTTAGGTAAGTAGTTTGGGTGTTGTGATGATGCTAAACCGTCTGGATCTAATCTAAAGTTGACTGCTGCAGGATTTTCCGGGTCCGTGCCTTCTTCTCTAATCATATGGTAGACCGTATAAGGTAATACGTTATATACTCCAAACTTCTCAGCTACTTCTAACTTTAAGAAAAAGTCACCGTACTTACACATATTTCTAGTCCATGACCATAGGTTAAATTCTATATTTAATACATCATAAAATAAATTATAAAGTACTCTTTGAATATTCTCATCAGATGATTTAATACCTAATATTTCATTTTGATCATTTTTTATAGTAGCTTCGTCGGCTATAATATCTAATGCTGAAGCTATAATAGGATCAGTATCCATTGCCTCGTAATCAGAATAAAGTTGTATTCTTAATGTCTGATAATTAAGATTTGGGTTGAATATATTTCTATTATTATAGATGTATAGTCTACTAAACCTGTCTACTAGTGAGTTAGTTTGATATCTACCTGTAGATTGTATCTGATTAACATCAGCTATTTTAAGTTCATCTCCTCCTACGTTCCTAACTATTACGTCGTTGGAAAAGAGTCTTCTTAGTCTACCGAATAATGATCTATCTGCCATTTAATTGATTTTATATATATAAATAGTATTACTTTAAGAGCCAACGGAGATCTTCTTCACCACGGGCTGTCTTATAAAGATACGGATTTTCTCTCTGATTTCCAACATTTGTCATGACAGCTTTGTTTTGAGCGTTTAAATTACTAAATGATGATAGTTGTGCTCTGGCTAAATCCATACCTTGTTGTCTTAATCTTAGTGCTGTATCTCTAACATATAGTGCTGTTGCACAAGAAATAACTAAATCATCGTTATATCTATCTTGTGATTGAGCTTTACCGTTTTTCCATATAAACACTCTCATTTCTCCTATCAACCTTTTAGATTGAATAGTAACTGATTTGTCTCTAATATACTCTATCATCTTAGCTATAACTAAAGGCCTAGTTCTAGACGACATTGTAAATCCAGGAACAAGTTTATCTCTTTCATACTTGTGCATATACGATTCTACTGATTCCATTTGAGCTGTAGAGCTATAATATATATTCTTATACTCTCTTTCTATTAACTGTTCTATGGTAGCCCAACCTATATTTGCATTCTCACATACTAATAAGGCATCGTTATATTCAGATGCTATTCCTACTAGTACATTACCAAACTCTTTAGGAGATATCTTACCTTTGTACTCTGCTACCTGCACACATTCTTCTATATCAAATACATGAAATGCAGAATAATCGGTTGAATCACCTCTTGCAACATCGGCTACAACCATATATGATTTGCTATAATCAACTCCTTCCCATACCCATAAATTACCATCTACTCCTCTTCTCTCTAAAGGATCTTTTATATATGTTTCTTCAATAAATAACATATCATCTGGTTCAAATACTGTATCACCAGAGGCTAAGAAGTCACAATCACATTCCTGTCCTGCCATTCTAGGACCAAGGTCTGCATCTTGTTGATCTCTCCATGCTTGGTTTCTTTCAGGGTGAACTGTCCAAGGTAATCTTATTGGTAAAAATGAATTTTCTCTAGTTTCTGCTTTTTCCCATGTTTGGTGAAACCAGTTACCAACACCATTAGGGGTTGATAGTGCCATACACTGTCCACCGGTAGCTAACGTTTGTTGTGCTGCTGTAAATGTTTCATCTACATTCTCAATAAAGGCAGCCTCATCCATTAGCAATAGTGATACTGCTTCTGATCTTGCAGCATCTGGTGAGGATGATTTAGCTTGTATTTTTGAACCATTTTTAAGTCTTAAAGATAATTTGTTCTTTTCAACTGAGGGTAACTTTAACCATTTTGGTAATTCATCATACATGAATATTACCTTAGTTACTAGGTTTCTAGCAGTTGCTTGAGTGGTTGCTAATGCTAATACGTTTTTATCTTTATGGAATAACATTAACCATAGACTATAAGCTGAAGCTAGGGTTGAGATACCTAACTGTCTGGACTTAAGAGTAATGATATACTGTTCGTCTTTAAATAAATTAAGAATTTTATCCTGAAATGGGTATAAATTGAATAAGATCCTACCCCTAGTAGGGTGTTGGATGTGACAGTACCTTCTCATAAAGTACGCCGGATCTTTAGCACACTTGATATACTCCTGTGCTATTATTTTCTTTATGTCTTTACTCATAACTTATTCGTCTTCTTTTATTACTTCACCTACTCCATTTCTAAATACATTAGGAGCTAATGCATTAAACCTTATAGGGGAACAAAAAGACGTTGGATTTGATGCTATATAACTCAAACCTTGCTCTAAATTTACAGATAAAAATTTACCTAAATTTCCAACTTTTGGATTAGAGTTTACAAATATAATATGATTAACTCCTTCTCTCATCCAGTAACTTTTAAAATATACCTGTCTTAATACAACGTTTAAATTATTTAGATTGCTAGTTGTAATCAAGTCTAAAGCTTCTCCGTAAATAGGATTTAAATCTTCTTTTAAACTATTTAGTATAGTTTCATTAGGTACCTTAGCTTTCGTAAGCTGAGTAATTAAAGCTTCTGGGGCATTATATACTGAGGTTCTACCAAATTTTTCATCTTCTATATTTGAAGATTGAGCTAGTTGTACTATTTTTGGACTACCTGTAAAACTATGATCCCTTTTCCCTAATCTAGCTGATGTACCTTTCACTTCCAGATATCCATTCCAATCTAAATCACCAGCTTGATTTTTCATCATTTTAACATCTGAACATAGAGTTGCTAATGCTATTTCGGCTTTACCTACTCCTCTTCCTTCTTCTTGACCTCCTAGGTTAATTAATGCTGCTATCGAGTCATTAGACACAATACCTTTTAATTTATCTAATAGGTTACCAGAAGTTCCTAAAGATCCAAAGCCTGGTAGCTTTTCTAGATTTGTTAAAAAGTTTTCAACATCGTTATTTTTAGATAGAATGTTAAAGATTGCATCAGGTGCACTAAAGTCTCCTATCGTACTATCGTCTATTTGCTTTTTAGTAACATACTCATTAAAAGGTTCTCTATGATTTCTATGGTTAACATATCTGTTAATATAGTCAATAGCTTCTTTATCATTAGCTATCTTCTTTAAGTTAGCTTGCAGTACTTTATAAGGAGATTCTTCTTGTTCAGTAACAAGTTCTGATATTAATCTATCTAATGTAGCTTTATCTTTCGGATTATTAATATCCGGAACACCTGATTCTGTTCTCCAGGCCCATTCAGTATATAGTTTATCAGTAACGTTCATTATGCTTCTGGTTCTTCTCCTGCTTCAAAGTCTACAGGTTCATCAGATAAGTCAGCTGGTTCTGCTTCTGGTACATCTCCTAAGTCATCTGCTCCTCCAGCACCACCTCCGCCGTCTCCGCCAGGAAAGTCTCCACCTCCTGTATCTGCATCTCCTATGTCTGAACCATCTGCTGGTTCTTCTCCTGCTCCTTTCATAGGTGCTTCTTTATATAGTAATGCAAGTTTATCTAAAGCTTGTTGGTATTCTGCAATATTAGAAAGTAAATATCTTTTACCCATAATCTGAGCTTCAAAGGTTTTACCTGTCCACTTTAAAATATAGTCTTGTCCGTTTTTTAAATTAACTCTAAATGATGTAGGTCTAGGTGATATCCAATCTATACTATCTACAAACTCTCTAAAGTCATCTGTTTGTAATTTTATTAGTGCAGCTTTTACTGTAGGAAATTTACCTAGTATTTTATCTGTAGCATCTTCTAATACTGGTCCTGCTTCCTCTCCTGTTTCTTCTGGTGTAGGTTCTTCTTCATCTTCTTCTACTTCATCTAAAAGTGATTCGTTTAAGGATTCGTATTCATCTAAGTTATGATCAATTACAGTTATACCTAAAAAACCAAACTCTTCTATTACATCGTTAGCAGTTCCTTCGTCAGTAAAATAAAAAACATTAGGATCATTTACGTCAAACTGCCCTTTATATTTATCATCTAAATGAGCAAGAGCATATCTTGCATCTCTTATAGTAGTCTTAATGTAATACATACCATCAGGAGCTTCATTAAGCTCTGCTAATACTTCTTGGTATGCCTCTAATATTAACTTATCTAGATCTTTCTTATTCATATTAAAATTTTATAAATGGTCTGCTTTATGATCACAATTTGGGTCTCCACAAGCCGGGCAAGGAATATCTTCAAAAGCTATTTCATCTAATTCTTGATCTTGACCTATTCCTGATACTTTATTTTGTAAAGCATCTTCTAATTCTCTTTTCTTTTTAGTTAAAATTTTAAGAACATCTACTACTTTTTCTTCTCTATCATTATTAGGTCCTAACATTACAGTTGCTTCAGGTCCTTTTTCCTTATAGATCTTAGCAAGCATTTTCATTCTATTAACTATCTGATCGTGCATAAATTGCATATCATCTACTGTTATGTGTTTTCCTTGTGGAACTGGGTTATCATCTTCTTCTCTTACTCCTCTGTCAACTGGGGATTTCATTCTTTTGATTGCATCTACTTCTTGTTTAAAGTGAAATATCATTTCATCATTAAACTCATCTAACTCTTCATCATTCATACCACGATAAAATTTATCTCTAATATAAGCAATTACTAATCTAGCATTTTTATAGCCTTTACCTATATCTTTATCAGCATCTCCTATTTCATTTTCATTAACATTTTCTAATGCCAATTTATCAATAATAGGTTGCTTTTCTTCTGAATCTAAATAGTGAAAAGCTGCAGATAGATAATCTCTAGCTAATATTAATTTCTTTTGCCACCAATGAGGAAAATCAACTTCTCCGTCAAAGTTATCATACTTATGTAATTTTTTATAGAGCTTAGCAGCATAAGTAGCTGTCTCCATAGCTGAAGATTTTAACATGTCTGGTTCATCATCTTGATGACCTACATCTATATCCTCTTCTTCTTTGATCTTAAAATTATTTTTCATAGCCTCTCTTTCTTCATCACTAAGTTTAATGTACTCTCCTTTTTCTGGGTAGTGGTTTCGGCCGTAATCATCTTTTTCTTCTGCTTCTTTGTAATAGTCTTTATCTTGGTGATAGTCACTTTCTTTTTTTCTTCTTTTAGCATAATCTGTATCTGCACCATCTTTTACTTTATCATCGGCTTCTTTTTTAGATAATGCTGCCTTTATACTATCAAGATCTATATCACCGTGTTTGTCACTTAATTTTTTAGCTGCTGCATATGCTCCATATCCCATACCCATTAAACTAACAAATTGAACTAATAGATCTGTAATAGATGGATCTATTGCTTCATTAGTATCTACATTCTCTCTTAAGTCAGCGTTTTTATCTTTACATACATCTCTCAATTCTTCATCTGACATGTGGTTTACTTTCTCTGGTGAGGTATTAAGGAAGTCTATGCACTCTGCTCTAGACATTTTATCAATAGAAGGACCATCAGGAGCTTCATTTTTTGCTTTTTCTTTATCCATCATAGCTTTTATAGCTATTAATGTATTTTGGTCTTTAGTTGAAAGTCTATTGAATCTTCTTCTTTCCATATCTTCTTCATCTCCTGGTTTCATTTCAGAAGTTAATTTAACATTAGTTCCATCATCAGCTAGATCTTTAGCTGTCTGTTCGTCATCAGTATAAACAACGCCTTTATCAGCTTCTCCTAATTGCTTTTGTAATGATTCCTTAAGTAGTTCTAAATTCTTAACAGTAATCTTTTCTGTAGGTTTAACAGAACCTTTTTTAAGTTGTTCTAAAGTAGATTCACATTTAGATAAACGGTCTTGTATCTCTTGATAAGTCATTTGCAAATGTTTAATTATATACGTATATAAATAAATAGATCTCTATTTCAATTACTCCTTTTTACAGGTTTTATAAAGAATTACTTTTTCTTTCCACTTTTCATGTTAGCACACCAGTGGTACATCTTAGCTTTTTCGCCTGAGGCATTTTTAGCCTTTCTACGAAGATCAGTTACAGAGCCGTTACAGCTAGCACCAGATTTTTTTACCCTACCTGGTCTGCTTTTACCTTTCTTCTTTCCGTCTTTAAAGTTTTCTAAAGCATGAGGAGCATTATCATGGTTACATTTATGACAGATATATAAGTCATCTCCTCCGTCTGCTTTATCCCAAGTCCATCCACAGTTTTTACATTTGACTTTAGAGTCTTTTACAGCCTCATCGTATAGGTCGTAATCTCTTTGCTCCCAATCTACAGGTGTTTTACCGCTAGCATACTTCTTAGCTGCAATATCCTTATGCAGTCTTTCTGTATCTACAGCTAGTATTTCACCTATCATTTGAGCTAGAGTTAACCGAGTCATTATATATCTGTGTTTCCTCTTTTAACTAACTCAATCTGTATTAAATGTTTTTTTCTCTTATAAGAAGAGTTAGTATACATTTCTTTTAACTCTTCAGTTTTAAAACTAGCAGGTGGGTAGTGTCTCCATGAGAACTTTTTACCTACAATTTTACCACGAGCATCTCTTTTATATTCTTTTGTTGATGGTTTTAATTTTATAGACATTATTTTTTCTTCCAAATTTCACCTCTCCTACATCTGACTACCGCCCCAGAGGCATAAGCTGATGGCCATGTATCGTATTTACTTTTAGCTAATCTTGTGCATCTATCATCTTTTTCCATGATAGTATTTTCTTTTTGCATTTCTACTACAGTTCCTACTACTAAGTTTCTTATATCCTCTCTAGTAATACCTTCTTTAGTCTTTTCTAAAGCATCTCCAGACTTCTTAGCTGCCTTATATGCATTAGAGTTTTTATGAGAAGATTTTCTTCCTGCTTTTTTCTTAGCATTTATATTAGCCCAAAGGCCTTCTTTCTTAACTGCTGCTTTTTTTGTATTTTTCACGACTGTTTTTCCTTTACTTCCTGCTTTCTTTTTCTTGGCTGCAGTAGCGGCTCTTTGGCCTTTAGTTAAACTTTGTGCTTTCGCTTTTGGTAAGCATCTATCTGGGTTCTTTTTATTTTTAGAAGTACCGCACTTGCCGGCTATATTACCAGAAGAAGAGATGCGAACCCACTTCTCTTTCTTAAACCAGTCTCTTAAAGACTCTAATGTAATATTTTTTACCTCTTCATTAGTCATATCTATTTGACCATTAAAATCATTCTAATTACAATAGCTACTATAGAACCAAAGATAATCCAGAGTGCTTTTGTTACACTATCCTTCCATCTTTTTATATCTTCTATATCTGCCATTTTTTCTCTGAACTCTTTTTCATTTTCTTGTAACTCTAATCTGTAATCAGTATTTTTATTAGAATTTACGATAACACCATTTTCTGGATTTAATAGAGTGTACTTAACGTCAGAAATATCTTCTTTCATCTCATGCATATCTTCTTGCATTTGTTTTAGCTCTCCATTAGGCATATGAGACTTAATGTGTTTAATTTCTTTCAGTAAGCTCTCTAATAGTTCTTTCTGTGACATGATGTATTTTTTTATATAAATATACGTTAGATTCGAGATCGTAAATTGCCAACGTAAGTTTTAAGATCTTTGAGTATTTTTTCTTTATAGTCTTTATTCATACCACCCCAATCCTCTATAGTACCGTCTTCTGTAACTACGTTATTAGCCTCTGAGATTGATTCTACTACCCAGCTTTCTATATCATCAGCAAAGGTATTTATATTACCGGACATCACTTTTTCTACGTAGTCTTCATATAGTCCTATTTTACGTAAATTATTTTCAAAGTCTATAGTACAGGGGTCAAAACAAAAGCCATTTAACTTATACATTTTTTTAGCTAAGTGATGTTTCATTGAACCTCCACATTTTGGACATACTAAAGGCATTCTAATAGCTTTTTTTGCAGAATCTAATTTAGTAATATTTTGTCTTATACCATTTTTGATAGTCCAAGTCTTGCCGTTATCCTCCCATACATCGCCTTCATAATGTTTTTTAGAAGATTTTTGGTACCCGGACTGTATTTTAGTCCCTGCTGTATAGTCTTTGTTTACTAAGTTTCTTGCTCTCTGTACGTCTGATTGTTTAAACTCTTTTTTTAATAGTGAGTCTTTACTCATAACCTAATTCTTTTAATTTATTTATAACATGATTTACATCACCATTTTTACACCTAATAGCTATACCGCCTTTAGCTGCCCATTCGTTTATATTAGATTTTTTATCATCTATAAGAATAGAATTTTCATTTGCATACCTTTGTTTATCAGCAGAGTATGACATAATTACTTTTGGTTTTGGACTTAAGTTATTTTTAGCCCATAGTTGTTTACCTAATCTAGAACTATTATCTCTAGATGGAGATGTTAAAAGATCAGGTTGATAAGGTTTTATAAAGTCCCATAATTGATTACCGTTTGGCATCCAGTCCATTCCTACCCAAAATCTAACT